TGTGACCTGTTGACGATTTAACTGTTTAGCACTATACTAAAGGAGTAATTTTCAAATACAAATGGCGCAAAAGTTTCTCTACGTTGTCGATCACTACATTCCTTTTCCCTCTAGTGAATATGGAGGACTTTGGAATGTAATTGCTGAAGATGATAATGAATGTTTTGATTTGATTTCATCCGAAGATGATGGAAACTTTTACGAACAACATTATACAGTTCTGAGGGAAAATATCTTAAACGCACAAACCTTCGCACTTGCCGAAGATGTAGAGTCCAGTATCGTTGAAAGTTTTACCACCTGATTATGACTCACCACGTCGCTCACACCAATAAAATGGTGTTTGATTTGAAGCAAATGTATCAATCAAGGATTTCTCAACTACAAAGCAAAATCACAGAGCAAGAGCAAGAGATTACTAAACTTAATACATTGATTTCTCTTCTAACTATTGACCGTGAGTATGATTGCTGAGTTTCCACATAAAGCACCGAAAGGGTATTCTTATGAGTTCGAAGAGTTTAAGCGCGGAGTTATTGCTATATGGCTGCATTGCAGTCGTAAGTTTGATTACAATAACGGTGCGCCAACAAGAACCATCTGGGGGTTTTATAAATCCAAGACCAGAGAATACTTTGCCCCCATTAACAGCAAGACAATCGGTGTTCGTGTAGACATCAGTGAAACAAGAAACTATACTTCAATGCCTATTAAATATCAAGGAGTAGAAAAGTTCTTTGTATGAGTTACAATCCTCAGGTCAATGACTATGTTGAATGGACCAAAGGTGTTGAAGGATGGGTTTATTTTAGGGACGATGAGTACATTACGATTGAATACATTGTACGTCCTAAAGATAAAGTAAATTATCACGCTTGCCCCATTCACGCAAATGAAAGATTACTTGTAGTTTGTTATAAAGAGGATTGGAAGCAATTAAAGTATGTTAAATCACGAGGATCAGTCTATGAAGAAGAACAAAACTGCGTGGCGCTGGTGGGCTAAAGCACTTGGTGAGAAGGCAAGTAAGTGTGATAAGGAATCCGATAGAGTTGCAATCATTCGCACCTTTATCTTTGTAACGTATTTGATTACTAATGCCTTCATTGTTGCTGGTGTAATTCGTCATTGGAATGATGAAACTAAAGTGCAAGTTATAATTGATTCTTCAATACTCCCTGAGTATCAACCACCACCACGAAAAGGTATCAATAAACCATTTGAATTTGAATAAAAATAAATAATCAGAAAGTGCTGAAGCAATGAAAAATTTTATTCAATTCTCCGAAGATATCCAACAAAGAAGACAAGAACTTCAACAGCGGAGACTGGACCAAATTCAGGCACAGAAAAAGAAAATTGCATCTCAACAAGAAGCACAGAAAGAAAAGCAACAAGCATCCGCAGAAAGGGAACAACTTAAGCAAGAAATCAAAAGAGAATTGCAATCAGAGCAAAGTCCTTCAATGGAACCAAACCTCTACAATCAATTGATTGCTAGAAGTCAAATGACTAGAAAGAGAGCAAGAGAAACTCACGCTCAGAGAGAAATGGAGCGCGAAGCAGGAGCACAGCAGGCACAGAAGCGTGCAGAGATGAAAGCAATTATGAAACGCTGATAAACACTGGGCCCTGTAAAGTGTCCTAGTAATGTAATCACACCACGCATTATGGATTGGTTTGACGACATCCAGGTTGAAGAACTGGAAAACTTTGATTTCATTGAAGAAGATGTGATTGAAGAGAGTGATAACAAATCATTCAATTCATATCTAAACTCCAACACCGATTATTGATTACAACAGTGTGACGCCTGAGAAAGCGTCCACTGAACCCCCCACTGACCCTGAAACTCCTGTATTTTAATCTCATGAACGAACAAATTCCTAACGTGCTCCCCCACATCCAAGAACTCAAACTTGCCTGGAGGAAACAGGATTTCGTATTTACTAAGCAGCAACAAGAAGAATACGATTTGCTTCTTGCTACTCGCCGCGAAAGGGTCAAGCAATTCTATGCTGAAGGACGTGTATTCAAGGGTTCCTATAAAGCAAAGGAAGTTGAAATCTAAATACTAAAAAGTAGTGTTTAGATAGTACAATGCGGACCTTCAATCAATTTATGTCTCTCTGCGAAGCATCTGAACCCGATACTGCTAAGAAACTTGGCTGGGGTGGCGGTGCTTCCGTCACTCGCGCAGGTGAAGGTGGGAGAGTAGGTAAAGAACGCAAAAAGACAGCAGCAGAGTTACGTAGAACGAAAAGAGGTCCTGGTGGTACAACGGTAGCCGCCAAATCATACAAACCACGTTCCGACATTGGAACTCAGCGTCAAGCATCTACAAGAGTTCAGCAACCTGAAAAAGAAAGAGGTTCTGCTGCATTATCTGCAAAAGAAGCACAACGCAAAGCATACTTAGAGCGCAAAGCAAGAGAGAGTGGTGGTGCTACTAAATCTAGAGAACTAGAGAAGCAAGCATCTAAACTTCTTACCAAAAAGAAAGTAGAAGCACCAAAAGGTGAGAAGATTGAAAGAACAACCAATCGCGAATATACCCGCGATGAGAAGAAGAAAATGGTAAGAGCTGGTAAGCGTTTGCATAAGGACATTATCAAAGGTAGAGACCTTCCCGCTTCCAAATATCAACCCTGATTCATCCAATCAACAAACAGTCCACTAGCACTCTCAGATTGACCTCTGGGGGTGCTATTTTAGTCTTTAGATACCAAACCACTGAGAACCATGAATTACGTTCAAATCCCTGTTACTACCCTTGAAACTCTGATTGAAGGTCTTCAATCTGCTGTGAATGTGTGCTATAATGTCGATAGCAAAGAACAGGAAACTGAGAGGTCTTATCCATATGCGGTAGGATATTCTCAGTCCACAATGAAGTGTATCATTGAAGACCTTAAGCGATTGAAACCCCAGAGTGACTGATACTGGGCCCTCTAAATTGTCCCTATAGTATATGATGAACCCGATGAAACTCCAACCACGGCCCCATCAAGAACGCGGCGATGCTGCGATGCAGAAATATCCTAAGGGTCAGTTGATTTACCCCACGGGCGGCGGTAAGACCCTGAATATGATTATGGATGCTGTGCGTGAGTTTTCCGAGGAAGTTGTCTTTGAAAAAGAGTATCATCTCGGAGAGTTTGTTGGTGGAACCACAAATCGTAAATTGATTGTTGTAGTTGCTCCACGTATTTTGCTTACAGAGCAGCTTTCTTCCGAGTTTCTGGAGTTTATCACTAATGCTGCTGTTCTTCACGTACACAGCGGTGAAACTAGTCACAAATCTACCACAAATCCCGATGAAATCGATGAGTGGGTCTGTGATAATGTAGACAAGCATTGTCTCATCTTCACCACTTATAACTCTCTGGAGCGTCTTCAGGATGCTGATGTTGCAGTGGATACAATATATTTCGACGAAGCCCATAATTCAGTCAAGCGTAACTTTTTCCCTGCAACTGAGCACTTCGCTGCTGAGGCACGTCGTTGCTACTTCTTCACTGCTACCCCGAAACATTCCCTTGCTGTAGGTAAACCAGGCATGAATGATTCGGCAGTTTATGGTCAGGTAATCTGCAAAGTTCCTGCTCCTGAACTGGTTGCTGGTGGGTTCATTGTTCCCCCCAAAGTTATCGTCAAGCAACTGGAGATGGTTCAGGGTAAGCAGACCAACTTTGACCGCGACGCTGAGAATCTGCTGGAAACCATTGACGACAATGAAGTCAGCAAGATTCTGATTTGTGCTAAGGCAACCAAGCAGATTGTTTCGCTGGTTTCTGAGACTGACTTCTGTTCTGAGTTGGAGTCTCGCGGTTTCTCTTGGATGTACATCACGGCAAAGACTGGAGCTGTGATTGACGGCAAGAAAGTGAACCGCGAAGTATTCTTCGACACTCTATCTGCCTGGGGCAAGGACAACGACAAGAAGTTTGTTGTTCTTCACCACTCCATCCTCGCAGAAGGTATCAACGTCAGCGGTCTGGAAGCAGTTCTCTTCCTCCGCAACATGGACTTCATTGGTATTTCCCAGACCATCGGACGTTGCATCCGACTGCATCACGATGACGCCAAAGGTCTTCGCGATGGTAGCATCAAACCAGGCAACCTTGGTCAATACACCAAGAGTTTCGGTCTTGTCTGTGTTCCGGTGTACAGCAAGGTTGGTATCACCACCGCCAAGGCAGTTCAATCGGTTGTAGACACCATCTTCCAGAAGGGAGAACCCGCCATCAGTGTAGTTCGCAGGTGAGTCTCACTGAGAATGCAGTGGCCATCAGGGTGAAAACCCTGATTTTTCTGCAATTTCACCGCAGACGACCTAGAACCCATCGACCGCAACCAAATTCACGATTTATTGGAAAGTATAATGAAAGAGGGATTTATTGTCGGCAAAGGTAACTATGCAGCGGTGCCCTATGGACGACAACTGATGATTATTCACAATGGAGAGCAACTGAAAGTGTGTAGGACTGAAGCATCAGCAAGAAAATTTATTGACGACCACAAGAAAGGCAAAAGCACTGCTAAGTTGCCCATTGATTGAAACTGGGCCCTTGAAAGTGTCCCTATAATGTAACCACCATTCCGTGTCGATCACGGCATATTAAATGTTCAAAACTGACGGTTCCGTTCATCATGGCGGAGTAAAAAATGAAAATCAAACTATTCAGATTCTCAATGAATTGAAAATCTATTCCAACATTGTTGAAAAACGTGGCGGAACTACTCAAAAGGCAGATGCTGTCGCTGGTGATAAGAAAATCAGCATCAAACGGAAAGAAGGTATCGCAAATGGATCATTTGACTGGTTTAACACAAGCAAGTATAATGATGTCTTAGGTAACACTTTCGATACCTTTCTTTC